GCAGCACGGGTCCCACTGGCACCACGGGGAATACTGGCACCACAGGTTCCACGGGTCCCACTGGCAACACGGGAGAAACAGGAGAAACAGGTTCCACGGGTCCCACGGGCAACACGGGTTCGACGGGTCCAACTGGGACTACAGGTCCAACGGGTTCAACGGGTTCAACGGGTCCAACGGGGAATACTGGTCAAACGGGTCCCACATCTATCTTACTTCTTACTGGATCATCGTCAACAGCACCTATGAATCTAATGTATTTTTCTACCATACTCTACTATGCCAGCAACGTCATTTTGAGTAATACCACTCTCACCACATCAAATGTGACCGCATCCACGATTTACGCCCCATCAACCTTGTATATAGGATGTAATGCAATTTCCTTATCAAATTCACACTATGGATCAACCTTCGTCCTATCCAATCAACCAACCATTACCTTTACGAATTCACTTTCATTTCCCTTTTACATCTATCTGAAAAATATAAGAGGATCTCTCATAACAATAAGCTTAACCAATACCTCCACAGCTACTTCAGTCAATCCCTATGGTCCCGTCTTATCAAATCTGTATCAATCGATACATCCAAGAGGGAATGCCCCTCAAGTTATTTTATATGCAAGTAGTTCTACATCATGGTTTTTATATTAAGTATACATACGTTCATATAAGACATCCATTTTACTATCTAATCCTAGTAGAATCGATGTCAAATGTCCGTCTTCTGTTTCGTACGGGGTTAGCTAATACATTAAGTAATGTATTACCCGGCGAACTGGTTATCTTATATGATGAAAATACAATACGACTCAATACAACAACAGGAACCATTGCAGCTGGATCGAATGTTCCGTATTTAATTAGTGGAATATCCTATACGAATTCCACAGGGAATACAGGTCCCACAGGTTATACGGGGAACACGGGGAACACAGGTCCCACGGGGAACACAGGTCCCACGGGCGATACGGGTGACACGGGTCCTACAGGTCCCACAGGAGAGACGGGGAACACAGGGGATACAGGTCCCACTGCCAACACGGGGAACACGGGTCCAACAGGGAACACAGGTCCCACTGGTAACACGGGTCCCACAGGCGATACAGGGAACACGGGTCCCACGGGCAATACGGGCAACACGGGCAACACGGGCAACACGGGTTCCACGGGCAACACGGGTCCCACTGGCGATACGGGTCCCACTGGCACTACAGGTCCCACTGGCGATACGGGCAACACGGGTCCCACAGGCGATACAGGTCTCACAGGAAATACAGGTCCCACTGGGACTACAGGTCCCACGGGTCCTACTGGGACTACAGGTTCGACTGGGGATACAGGTCCCACGGGTTCAACAGGTCATACGGGCAACACAGGAAATACGGGCAGCACAGGAAATACAGGCAGCACAGGTCCTACGGGTTCCACAGGTCCCACGGGTCCTACTGGCGATACAGGTTCCACTGGAATTACAGGTCCCACTGGCGTAACGGGGAACACAGGTCCTACTGGTGATACAGGTCCTACTGGCGATACGGGTCCCACGGGCGTAACGGGGAACACAGGTCCTACTGGCGATACAGGTCCCACTGGCGATACAGGTCCCACTGGCGATACGGGTTCCACGGGTCCCACTGGTTCCACAGGTTCCACTGGTGATACGGGTTCCACTGGAAATACAGGTCCCACGGGAAATACTGGTCCCACTGGTGATACGGGTCCCACTGGTGAAACGGGTTCCACTGGCGATACGGGTCCAACGGGTTCCACTGGCGATACGGGTCCAACGGGTCCCACAGGGTCAACGGGTCCAACCGGGTCATCAGGAACCTTACCCCCAATCCTTCCCTTAGCGACAGAGTATGTAACGGGCTACAGTTCAGGAGTAAAGTATACACCCAACATAACAGCTCAAGCCACGTCAATGACTGTTCCAAATGTCAGGGTAACCTCCCTAACGGGTAACCTTGTCCATACCCCTTTTACAGTGACACCCATCACCTATAACCAATCCAGTAATACTGGATCAAATACTCTGTTCATGATTCAAAATCGTACATCGAGTTATCCCGTAACAATAGGATCTGTTCTCAGCAGACCTCTTAATTTCGTCGTTACGCAAATGGTTGTTCATCCATCAGGATGGTCGTATCTGTATTCTGATTCAAATTTCCTTTATTCAACCCCTTCTAATTATATTTATGCATACAATGTCAATACGGATACTATGTTTAATACATCGATTACATCGGTGAATCATATGGCGGTTGATCCTCTTGGTAATATCTTTATCTCTTCGCCCTCCACTATTACCAAGTATTCGGTTGATTCTACCGATGGCGTATTAACCTCACTCTTTACCTGGACAGTTCCTATACCAGCTAAACTATATGCTACCGTTGGATATGTCTACGCCTATTCTTCAACTGAGTTATATAGATATTCGAATCGAAACGTCAGTTATGTAGGAACGACGCTCACCTTATCCTCAAGCCTCTATTCAAATGATGGTACGTTGGTAGGGTTATCTGCAAATGCGAATGATACGGTGCTGTATTTCACAACATCAACCTCAAATGTGTATTCATATTCAATCACCTCCACAAAACTCGGCACCTTCGGTCTCGCCAATGCTCCTTATGTTGATGCCTATACAAACACCTTATATACAACGATCCCTCGCTCAAATACTATTCTAACGATCCCTCTCGATGGAAGTGTTGGGGTGAGCAACACTCTCAGTCTTACACTTTCCACCCCAGCACTGCCTATGTATACTACTCTATCAACCATGACTCCCTATGGTTTACTCTATTCTCCTCATTACAATTTAACCTATTTGACAACAATCACCTCTCTTTTACGAATCAATTCAGCTGGTCAAGTGACGATCCTTGCAAGAGGATTAAATGCTGGCCGAGGGATTTGCATTGATACTGTTGCATCGAATCTTTACATTGCTGATTCTGGAAATAATGCCATTAAACAATATACGTTCAGTACACAAACCTTGACGACCTTTGCAACAGGATTGAATACTCCAATTGGAATTGTCTGTGATCCTACCTATCTCTATGTGTCTGATACGAGTAATCATGTGATTAAACGCTATACAATCGCAACAGGATCCAGCTCGATGACTATTCTTGCAGGATCAAACGGCGTCTCTGGATCAACCTATGGCATTGGATCTGCCGCGCGGTTCAATAGTCCTGGTGAAATGGTGATTGATTCTACTTTCTCGACGATTTATATTAGTGAATCTGGAAATTTTGATGTTCGACAACTGACACTATCGACGTCACTCGTCAGTACTTTGGTGGGAACAACTGGGCAAGTTGGAAATGATTCCCTTCATTTTTCAAATGCATGGGGGCTGGCTTTACTATCAAATACACTCTACATAACTGATAGTGGAAACCATACTGTACGCAGCACTCCTCTTTTATCAAATATGCCCCAAGTCACCACTCTCGCAGGAACAGGGACAGCAGGAGCCATAAATGGAGCAGCCAATGTCGCGACATTTAATGGAATAGCATGTGTATGCACAGACGGAACCTTTGTCTACGTTACTGAGCAACTTCCGAATCATTGTATACGAAAGATTGATGCGAGTGGGAATGTAACAACCTTTGCAGGAAGTAATACTGTTCCTGGATTTGCGGAGGGTGTTGGGACATCTGCACGCTTTAACTATCCATATGGCATATGTTATGATCCTGTACGATCAAATATATATGTATGTGATTCACACAATTATAGAATTAGACAAATTTCGACAGTAACATCAACTGTAACAACACTTGCAGGAAGTAATGCAAATATTCAAGCAGATGGAATAGGAAATGCTGCCCGATTTGCCAATCCTGTTGGAATATGTATAGATAGCACATCAACATATTTATATGTAATGGATAATGCTCAACATATAAGACGAATAGAAATTGCTACAGCAACTGTGCTGCATCTTGCAGCATCTAATTCTTTTCCTAATCGAAATGGATATGTAGACGGTCCTCTTTCAACTGCTTGGTTTAGTGCATTCTCATTATGTATTGATGCACCAGGAACAACGATATATGTGGCAGATTTTTCGTTTCATATGATTAGAAAAGTAAGTTTAAGTAATGCTAATTTACCTACTTCTGTTGTGACAACCTTCGCGGGATTATGTAATGTCACAGGAAAGGTTGACGGGATATCGAGTGCTGCAAGGTTTAATTCTCCCAGTTTTATTACGATTGATTCATCAGGAATCCTCTACGTTCTTGATAACTTAAATCATAGTATTCGACAAATTCTATCGAATGGTTATGTTACCACAATGTCAGGAATTACTGCAAGTAATACAAATGGACCAATGAATTCAGCTCAATATAAATTTGTATACGATCCACTTGGACTCTGTATTGATAGCCAAGCAAATACTATGTATATTGGGGATCGTGGAAATAATCTCATCCGTAAAATCGTCCTCCAGAATATCCAGGTGAGTACCTTCGCGGGGAATGGTACATCCGCGCTAGTAAATGGACCAATTGCAACGGCAACCTTTATTGAACCGTATGGGATAACAATTGATTCGTCAGGAACAATATACGTATCAGATGGGAATTATATCCGAAAAATCAGCAATGGTATAGTCACAACCTTTGCAGGAAATGGTTTAGCAGCCACGGTGGATGGACAAGGAAGTAATGCATCGTTTAATACTCCGCGCAATAACTTATGTACAGATGCGCTAGGGAATGTTTACGTGGGTGAGTTCTATGGATATTGTGTGCGTAAAATTACACCAGGTGGATATGTAACTACAGTGGCAGGTCTTGGTAGTACAATACCAGGGCAGAATGGTTCATATGGGTATCAAGATGGTCAAGGAACGGATGCTCGATTTTATAATATACAAGGTATTTGTATTGATTCTTCAGGAATTCTCTATGTTGCAGATTCAAGTAATCGTATCCGAAAAATCGTGAATGGACTCGTCTCAACCTTAGCTGGATCTGGAAACCCTGGAGATGGAACCCCTGCAACTTCCGATGGACAAGGAATTGCTGCGAATATTTATAATCCGTATGGAATATCTGTCGATTCATCGAGTAATCTTTATTTTGGTGATTATTGGGGTACTATTCGTAAAATCGATACATCTTCTAATGTAACCACAATTGCAGGAGTAAACGTTCGTGGCTATACCGATGGGCCTGCACTCTCTGCAAGGTTTTTTGATGCCTTTGCAACGATAGTTGATCCATCGGGAATTCTCTATATCTCAGATAATGGAAATGCAATATTACGAAAGCTCTATAATGGGTATGTCACAACACTGGCAGGGTCAAATTCAGCATTTCAAGATGGTTCAGGGTCGACTGCCAGGTTCGGAGGCGTTTGGCAACAAGCATTTGATCCTTCAGGAGATTTGTATATTGCTGATCCAAATAACCGTAGAATCAGAAAGATCACAGGTCTCCAGTACATCCCTCAAACTACTCTCGTGGCTGGATCTAGCGCGGGCTTTTCAAATGCTGCAGGAGCGGCAGCTAAGTTCTGCAATCCTTTAGGAATAACAATAAATACAAATATCTTTGGGAAAAATATTCTGGTCGCCGATTCAGGAAATAATGTCATTCGAAATATTGCCATCCAGAATCGTATAAATAGTCCAGACGCCTTCCTCGGTCCACTTGCGAGTAATATGGTGACAGTCTATACAGGAACAGGTGAGAATGAAGATAGTAATATGCCTATGTTAACTAGTAACGACCTCACCATTCCACAAACAGTGACTCTATATTCAAATTCTCTCTACACGGTGATGAATGGAGGATCTGTCTCTGCCATTCAGAAGATTAATCTGGGGTATCCAACCACGACCTTTACGTTTTCCAATACCTCGAATATACAGGTTCAAAATGCAACAGGAGCATCCGTTACGGTGGCTGTCCCAGGGGCGACAGTGAGTAATGCTGTTATTACGTCAATTCCGAATATGACCGATATAAGAACCTTGACTGGATCAGGGGCAAGTTATACGGTTATCTAGAGCCGCTTGCCCTGCCGCTCCGCTTGCCCTGCCGCTCCGCTTGCGTCAGCCATCCTACCTTTTCCTCTTTCACCAAAGAAATGGAAGCCATCCAATCACTACGGCTTCAAGGAAAAAATGCTGAGGCCTGGGCAGAGTATAAGCGATTCGTTGAGCAAGGCCAAGGCCAAGAGGCCGCCCTCGCGTATGAACGAAGTATTCTCAGTTACTATGTGGGTATTCCTAAAGAGGAGGCCTTGCTTGATTTCATGAGATCCTATTCCAAGTATAAAAATATAGAGTATAAAAATCTCCAGTTCTACGTCATTCCCTTCCCCTCCACCATCACCCCCCTCCCTGTTACAGAGGTTCCAGACTTTCTTCCTACATCGACGTCGATTCTCCCTCTCTCCACAGGCTTTTTGCTGAATATTCGCTACGTGAATTATCGTATCCAATCGAATGGATCGTATCTCATGTCAGAAAACGGCGTCCTGAGTCCTCATGCGCATCTGAGAACGCGGAACTTTTCCATGGCGACAGATTTTACCACCTTTTCCTCACAAACGGAAATGACGATCCCCGTCCCTCCACCTCATGATCGACACATTCACGGCATCGAAGATATTCGTCTCTTTCGAAAAGGAGCGACGATCCATTGGTCAGGAACGACGTGCGAATATTCTCATAATGGACTCATTCAAGAAAGTCAAGGGGTATACGATCTGGAAACGCATACCTTGAGCCATATCACTCCTATGCACTCTCCCCGTAACGCCCATGTGGAAAAAAACTGGATCCCTTTCAATCGAGCCTATGAAGACGATTCGCGCTTCATTTATTCCTGGTATCCTCTCACTATCGGCAGAGTCACGGACGGCCGGTTTCATACGGAACGCGAAATTCCCACTCCTTACTTTTTCCAGCATGTAAGAGGATCCTCGACACTCGTTTGGCACAATGCTTTGTATACTATGGTACATTGTGTGATCGAAACCTGTCCACGAAAATATTATCATATGCTGGTGAAGTTGAATGACGACTATTCTATTGCGGCCTATACTGTCCCCTATTACTTTGTCAAGAACCAGATTGAATATACACTGGGAATACATATTCAAGACGATACACTGATTTGTATTGCATCCCAAAACGACTGTGATCCCATCGTGGTGCGCATTCCGATGAAGAGCTTGCTTTGGTTGACCCTTTGAACCCCTTAAAGCCCGAGTCCCAGTCCAAGGCGTGCATGCACCTCCCGCTGTCCCCGTGTAGGGTACGAATGAAATACGTAATACCCATTATGAGTCTTACGAAATCCATGTCTCTCGTACCAGGAAATCAGGCTGTCCCTCTCAGGATAGAGATGCAGACTCCCTTTAGCAGCATAACACTCTTCCACCAGCCGCACCAGGAACTGTGTGCCCACTCCACTCCCACGGCACTCTTCTGCGAGCCCAACATAATCAATATACAAATTCTCTTTGGAGGATTTATGATACGAGGCGATACAAAACCCGATGAGAATCTTTCCCACAAAGAGTCCCACCGAGTGGTCATGGTCTCGTTCTCTCCACGAGATCATTAAATCACCCACGGGAATACTAAAGATCTGTCGAAAGAGCGCCTCTACCGCATCATAATCCTCTTGGACGAGTTGGCGTGTCTCCATAGACTCGTCGACGGAGGCGTCACCGGTTCAATTTTTTTGGCAGCTACACCTCGATCCATTCCAGTGACGTGTTCCGTATCGTGACGGTAGAGGGGTTCGCATCCATTTGGCTCACATAAAAGACATAGCCATCCCCTACCTTGCGAAAGGAGATACAATACTCCACGGAGGCGGAATAAAAGACAAAGGGAAGACTGATCCGCAGAGGCTTGTAGGCGAGATCCAGTTCCACGAGACAATGGTAATATTTCCTCGGCTTGGAATACTCGACGAAATGGGCGAGCGCCATGTATCCTTGCGCCAAGGCGATACAGGCCGATCCACGCAAGAGCTGAAAGAAGGGAGGCGTCTCATGTGTCACTTGGATACGCAGAGTCGATCCATTCACGGATCCAATGCGCAGAGGAAACCAGTCATAGATGAACATCCCCGTCTTAGGGATAGGAATCCAGTTCTTTTCACAAGAGCGGTTAAAGGGAGATTTGAGCACCGTGACGTCGGTGTAGGACGTGCCATCGTAGGCCGCGTTCACTTGACAGACCCGACCAGCGTCATATTCACGCACAGAAGTAGCAATACACCGCAACCCGTCATCGCGGTACAGCCGCAGATCCTCTAACCCCCTCACGGAGGACTCGGCTTTCGGAAGATCAGGCTCCTTCATCACAGTAAACTCGCGCGTCTCCAGATTCACAAAGGCATTCTGAGTATCGACAGGGCAGTCGCGCGTCTTATACTCGCCATGTTCCATCCAGTAATTAATGTACCGCACATTCGCCATAGGATAGACGTCGAGCGAAATGGCGGAAGGAGTATAGCCAGGGAAAGGACTGGGTAAGGTAAGGCGCTCTCCTTGTCCAATCGGCTTCATATAGAAATGTAAATTCTGGAGAACATTGTCCCGATGTTCGACTCCGCGCATGAGGTAGCGAAAGGAACTCCGCAGCCCCACCCGCTTATCGTCGTGAGTATAATATTCGACAATACTTGCCTCGTAATCAAAGAGCCCGCGATAGACATTGGATTCAATAAAGAGGCAGTCATTCACAGGATAGGGAATCTTCAGCCCCATCTGAATATAATGGTACGCCTTGTAGTGGTCTCCCACGGTACGGAAATGCTGGGCGAGTTTATAGATACTCTCTGACCGTTCCTTTCGGTACTGGTACGCCCGTAACATCCAGGCTTCGAATTCAATGAAGTCTCCTATGCGCTTATATAAGTCGCCGATTGAATAATAGGAAAACCAGACTTCCTCGTACCATCCCCCCAGCGCAATCCGCTTCTTATAGTACTCAATTGACTCCAGATTCATATTGAGACAACTGTAGGTCTGGGCAAGATAGAAGGTGTAACGCACATTATCAGGCTCCTTCTTCAATCCTTCCTCTAACAGAGCCCGATCACGAATGAACTTATCTGCCTTACACCCCCCATCATTCTTATCATCAATGTAACAGACAGTTTTATCGAGAGATTCAGTCTTTCCATCCCAATATTCATGTGTCACACCTACACATTTCCAATTATAATCCATGCGAAGAAGACGGGCATTCATGTACTCGAGATTCCCGTTCTTCTGAAGCGCCCTGTAGCCTATCGCCCCCAGACGTTCCTCCCTCAGACGATGATTCACAAACACCATATCGGCATCAATGAGGAGCCCATATGTTTCCTCGAGACAGTACCTTCGGCAAAACTCCTGGGCGCGCTGGAAGGAGACGGTGCGATTGTGCCCGAAATTCTGCCAGGGTTCCTCCGTCACACAGCCATCATGCGTCTTCAGAAACTCTTTTGCAATCTCCACGGATCGATCCGTGGATCCAGTATCTAAGATGCAATAGGCATCCACCGTGTCCTTAAGAGATTCCAGACATCGCAAGAGAATTTTCTCCTCATTCTTCATCATAAGAATAAGAACAAACTTCATCTTTCCCTATAGTTAAACCCCTTGTTTAGACCAGTGCCTCAGTATAATATTTGAGCATGGAGTGATATAGCTGTTCGATACGCCTATCTTCTTCCTCTGGTTCATTATGTAAGGTCGGTACAATGGATTTAATGGGTGCAAGAGATAAGATATCTACTCCTGACGCTTGTGAGGGGACGTCGAGAAAGAGGAGATGGGCGAACTCAGAACTCAAGATGCTATGGGAGCGAAGGGGATTACTGAAATAATAGATCGATGGGACGGCCTTCGATTCGGTATTGAATGGCCAAGGAAGTTTCTTGTGCCCAAAGATATAAAATATCATCGTACAGATAATCGTCAATGGTTGAGTGAGAAAGATCGTGACTAATTCCGTCGATCCGTAACTGATTAAAATTCCTTCGCCCACGGACGTCGAATGGGAAGAGGCAAAGAGCAGGAGATAATTCAAACACCAGCCAATCCACCCAAGGGAACTCAGAAGAAAGAGCCATCCTTCGACCGTATGACAGGGTAAAAGTTCCCACGCCATTCCATACGTGCTGAACTTGGGATACTCTTTCTTAATACACTCTGCCAATTCGCGAAGGATTGCCGCGCGCTCTTTAGGCGGCTTGATCTCCACCTCTGCTCGCCATTGACAGAGATTCAGCATGCGTACACATAAGGATTCGTCCATACCAATGCCGATCGACTCTCCCACATCGTCATTCGCCACGACGGCTTTATCGTCAGAGAACAGGGGTTCAGCGATGGTCTCGAATTCAACGCGTCGCATATATTCATGATAAATGGCGGGGAATTGGAACTTGAATTCCTCTAACCCAACGCGATTTAACCCCCAGAGGGCGATGCGTACACAGGGGATGGTCACGAGAGACGTGAGAATACAGAGGACAATCGTCTCACCCGCTGTCATCGCGGTTGATCCATTTGAGAATCCATAGAGGAAGGCTGTGACAAAGAGAGAATGGAATTGAATGAGAATCAGAAAGAGAGTGCGAAAGGAGCGACTGAGCCTAGGATCAAAGCGGATCATGGCTTGAAAATAGGAATGTTGCATACACAGACGTCGGCAAGGATTGAACCGTGCCTTTAGCGGAGCTAGAGTCTCGTCGCGCTTCTTATATAATTTTGCCGAGGAATAGGGGTTATAGCGATAGATAGGGGTATACGGAATACGCGGAAGAATGGGCTTGAATTTCTCATGTTTCATCAACAAATCCACATAGATCGGTCGAAGGGGATAATCAAGCAGCGTCGCAATATAAAAGAGGATAAACGTGAGAAGGCCAAAGCTGCCAAAGATTCCGTACCAGGATGAAAATTTGCGCAATCCTTCTTCAGAATATACGGACGACGCCATAGAAAAGACATCGGCATTTTTACTTACGATGCCTTTAATGCGCGTACTGAAATCGGTCATGTGGGTACAATGACAATATACCGTCGACCCATTCCTCTCTGTAACACAGCCGTCAGATTGCCAGGAGGAAAGAGAGGTATTCCAGTAGACACATTCTGTATTGGGACATTGAAAGCTTTGTATAGGACATGATACATTGACAAAGGAGTCGCCGCAAGGAATCATCCAGGCGGATCCGGTCTTTTTTAGATTCGGTACGGTAAAGGAAGATCCAGATCCAAGGAGAACAAGATCGCGGTCACAGAAGAAGGTATAATTGGGAGCCACCACTGGCCAAGCCGTAGTAAAAGGGGTGGAGAGGGAACGAATGGTCAGTTCGGTTGAATCCGATGCAAGGGCGCTGAGGGAGACCACGGGATTGGAAGATTGATCATAGGGATTGGTTGTCCATTGGATTCGGCTCACAAAAGAACCGGGAGCCAGCCCTAAGGGAGGAAGACTGATATTGGGAAGGAGGAGAGGATCGGTTGCGGAAAGAACTTTACTTTGGAGGGAGAAGGTGGGAGTATCGATGGCGAAGGATCCATTCCCTTTCGCTAAGGCGGCACCGGTTAACGAATGTAAGGCGCCCTTGATTTGTAATGCATTATATGAGGAGAAGCTGGTGAATAAATCCCGAAGCCCGTTGAGTGACAGGGCGGTGAGATTCGGAAGCGAGGGGATATCACCCATACTTGTAGGTGACATTGTTTGGCTCTGGGTTTGGCTTTTACTAGGGGGCTGGGTCGCGGAAGCCGTCTGCCTTGATCTGGTGAGAGTGGTAGATTGAGTTCGGCTCACCGTTTGAGTTCGGCTCACCGTTTGACTCATACATGCAGATGAACTCGGTGTCGATGATGGATTTCCCGATGCACTTGGCGTGAGGCTCGGTGTGAGGGTAAACCGACTTGGTGAAGGGAAACTCGATGGAGATCCAGAGCCTGAACCAGAGGTTGATCCAGAGGTTGACCCAGACGCAGATCCAGACGCAGAGCCAGACGCAGAATACGTCTGAACGCTCACTGTAGCGGATGCAGTGGTCGATGTGGAGTGTGATGCCGATCCACTTGTGCTGGGGCTGCTGCTGAGACTCATGCCTGAACGAGATCCACTTATGGTGTGAGAGACTGTTCGTGATCGAGGAGCAGTTGGAGATACAGTGACAGAAAAGAAATACTGACGAACCTGCATGACAATACCCGCATCGGTCACACTTCCATCGGTGCTGAAGGTAAAGGTTGCAGGTGATTTGACAATCATGTACTGACGATCAAGTTTTCCTGATCCAGAAAAGACCGTTCCATCCACATTTCCGATTCGTAAGAAATCACAGCACCCCTCTGTTGCAAAGGACGTGATATTCACCAAAATATATCCTGATATCGTGACATCTGTTTTACAGGAGACTGTGTTGATATATTGGCTTCCTGGAGTATTGGTCTGGAGAAAGAAATCGGTGGCAGCAATGCTTCCTGTTTCGCATATACTATAGGTCGGTATACCATAGACTAGCATGGGTAGATAGACGAGGGCAGAAAAGACATACCACATCACTATTCTATACGCGATAGATGATTCTGTCTCGCTTCACATCCGTCTCGCTTCTCCTCCTAGGTAGAATGCAGTTTGAGGATGCAAATCCTGCCGACGAAATCATCCCAGGAATATGGTTAGGAAGTTATAAAGCCGCATCAAATCCCCAATGGTTAGCGAATAACAGAATCGGCTGTGTATTTAATTGCACCAAAGATATTGCTTTTCACCCCACCACCCCTGTAAAATATCGTGTGCCTGTTGATGATAATCTGAAAGAAGAGGAAATCCGCAATCTCGAGCTCTGGTCGTATGAGATTGTCTTCAAGATGTTAAAAGAATATAAGAAGGGAAAACCTATCCTTGTGCACTGCGCAGCGGGGATGCAACGATCGGCTGCTTGTATGGCAATGTTTCTCATTACGCTGAAACATATGAAGCCGATTGAGGCGATTACATATATACGGTCAAAACGGCCTATTGCTTTTCGTCCGGCAGTTAATTTTCGAAAGGCAATTGATAGCTTTTACGAGTCATACCAAAAAGAAAAGACGAGTCGGTATATTTAGAAGTACCCTGATTAGATGTCGGCCTCTGGACTGCCGTATTACACAACAGTAACCCGTGTCAAAGATATCATCGATCTTTCCCTGGTCACGTTACCAGCAGGAACGATCTTATTTCGTGGAATCAAGCTATCTGAAAACCCTCTAGCCTTTTACACGGACTATTTAGGAACTCCGTCAACGGTGAATGGAAGTCCAACGATGTGTTTGAAACCGACCCACAATGTCTTTTTCTACGCGCATCCTCTGGTCTGTTTTGGGGCTCATAATGTGGGAGTTACCTTTGATGCGGTGCAGGTCGTTGTCTTAGTAAAAGATGTGAATGTGATCTGTATGATCCGTCCTTCCTCCATGGTGCGTGGGGAAGGAAAGCGCTATTCCGCAAATGAACCCATTCAACGTTGCTCGAACTTTAAGGAGGCCTGTGGCGAACAGAGCGAGGAAGATATTAAGCGTCTTTCCTATGATAACTGTCTCGATCCTGCCTACCAACGCCGTTCCTCGACTCGGGGCTGGATGGCCATTGCGAACCTCGATTCAATTGAACCGGATTTGACGGAGGAGCCTGAATTAGCTCCTACGATGGCAAAGTATTTACAAGGGTTGGAGAAACGTCAACCTGGTGTGGGAAGTTTATTGACAGCCTCGACCTATGTGGATGCGACTCGCACGGAAAAAGGGAAAGTTCCTCGCACGGGATTCCCAGAGATTGTCTTGTATCCTTACGCCACGGCTCCAAATGACACGTCCTTACATCAACCTTGCTCCTCTGACACCATGGCGATGGCACTCATTGCGAAACAAGCGAAGCGCGATAATCTCTTGTATTTACCGCTAGTTACGATCACTGCAAAAGGGATTCTCGATATGATTGGGGGACACTTTGCGGTTGATCGGGTGAAGGCGGGGGGAGATCAGCGGCAATTAGAAGGCAATGTGACCCGGTATTTGAATACGGCGATGCGCTATGGAGTGAGACTTCCCTTTTACGGATCTGGAGCAATGTCCTTTGACACTCGAACGGGCTTTTACATTCTGCCGCAGGTTGCCACACCCGAGTATCGGCCGAATGTATTGCCGATTGATACGAACCAGGCGAAAAAGAGGAAAGATGTCATTCAAGCGGTGAGGAAGTACCTGGTTACGTGCAGGATGTACACCTCTGACACGTATAAGAAGGACGTTGTGCTTCCCACCGGCACTATTCCCAATTCCTTTATTTTTGCACGTCCTTTACTTATTGTTCCGGTCTTCAAGGCGGTGAAGATTGGTATACCGAGAGATATGTATGAGTATATCCAGGAAGCCAGCGAGGCATATAAGGCAACGAAGCCGTTGACGATCCGAAAGCCGAGGGAAGCTGCAGCTCCTGCAGCCGCCCAACTGGAGGCTGGTGGAGCCCAACCTCAAACCCCTGAGTTTGGTGGCCGCACCCCTGAGTTTGGTGGCCGAACCCCTGAGTTTGGTGGCAGAACACCCGAGTTCGGTGGCAAAACCCCCGAGTTTGGTGGCCGAACCCCTGAGTTTGGTGGCCGAACCCCTGAGTTTGGTGGCCGAACCCCTGAGGTTGCTGCCGAAGGCAAAACACCCGAGTTTGGCACAGGTGGACATACCCCTGAGTACGCCCCGTCTCCTGTGTACGCCCCTGAGTCTCCCGCGTACAGACCTGAACCTCCCGCGGCTGGCCTATCGACAAAGGCACAGAAGGTGGTGAAAAATATACAAGAAGGGCGCGAAACACTTCAAAGCGTCATAGGGGGATATGGTAAACCAGCCAATCCATATGGATTGACCGCTCAAGAAATCGGAAATGTTCAGCGCATGATTGGTGGCACGAGACGTAAGAGAGGTCTACGACAAACGCAAAAGATGTCGAAGAATCCTCTGCGTCGCTATGCTGAACAAGTAAGTAAGCTCTGGAAAGTCTTTGCAAAGAAAAAGCTGGCTAAATAGATGGACAAGAAGTATAAACTTACGTCCAACAGCGCCATGCAATGGGCAAAACATGAATTAGATCACATTGGTCGAATTGTGTCTGTGGAAGATCCTGACATTCAATATTCATATGCAATGAGTACTCTCTATGGAATGTTTCATTTGAAAAATGCACTTACTGAGCTAGTCAATGATTCTGCGTATTCTGTGCAACGTGAAGATTTACAACGGACTCTGAGTAATGTGGTGCGCGCTATCAAGCATCTGATTAAGGATTTTTCCCTCGATCTCACGGCCATACAATCCTTTAACACAAAAAAGATCCTGGGAGATCTATCGGAATTTCGTCCTGTCAATACTCGGCAGAATGAAGTGAGGAATACCAGGAATGTGAGGAATATGAGGAATATGAGGAATGTGAACAAGATGCCAAATCGTAGAAATACGGCAAAGAATGCGAAACCAAGTCTGCTTGGCTTAGGCGTCTTTGGGCTTTGAGCCTATGACATGACATTTCCCAGTGAAAGGAACAAATCCCTTCTTCATGGGAATCATGGAGAAATCATCGGGCTCGGGCAAAGGTACAGGCACAGGCTCTGGCAAAGGCACAGGTACAGGCTCTGGCTCAACCACAGGTACAGGCTCTGGCTCAGCATCACAAATCACATGGATCGCAATCTCATCCCCATCAAGAAAGAGGAATGTGTCAAATGGCTCGGCATTATCGAGCAGAATCGTATCATCAAGGACATCTAATGGTAATACCTGTCCTTGCTTAATGACTCCTAGCTGTGAGAGGGGACCTTCCAGAATATCACGAATATCTAGCCAATCAGGAAGAGAGTTCAGTCGAAAGGTCAACGACGTTGCTCTCGGCATACTCTCTGACCGTTCAAAGCGAACAATCTGTTCCCCCGTCACTCCCATGGTATCAAGAAACCACTCAGGAAGCCGCAGACTCATGCCAGTCGACCCATCAGGACTATCAAGAGCAATCCGATGCTCTTCTCCATGAAGAGCAAAGACGGCAATCCATCGCATACTTCCCTCAGGGAAATACGCATGAAGCCTCTGCACTAAGGTATTGCTCGGTACGGCTGACCAAGTGGAGAAGTTCTTCTGAAGGGTGACGTGAAACATAGTGGACTATCACCGACACAAAAGGTTATCTTCATTTTTTAGATGAGTGTGGTACCTGCAACCTCTCACGACACAACTCCTGAAGTCCAAATCCAAGTCAAACAAGATCTTCTTGCCATTAATGAAGCTATCCTCGTCACAGATCTCGATCCGTCGAAAAAACGAATGCTACAATTACGAGTCAATGGTCTCCTCGCCGAGTATCTCTTTCGCTGCCGTGTCTATTCGGTCACCTTTCATGGCTTACGTATCACCACCACGATAGGATCTCTCATTGTACCTGCTCTCCTTTCTGTGCAATATGTGAATGGAAATGTATCAACCCAATCCGCCACCATTGGAGTCCAAGTCTATTGGACAGTCTGGATCCTCTCCCTCTTCGTCACTGTCTGTAACGGCCTCTTGAATTTAATGAAGATTGATAAAAAGTATTATATGATACATACTTGTTATCAACATTTATTAAGCGAAGTCTGGCAATATCTCCAACTTTCAGGAAAATATAGTGGCCTCTATACCCAAGGCGAGCAGGCAACCCATCTGAATCAATATATATACATTTGTAATATGCTCGAAAAAATACGAATGAAACACATTGAAGAAGAATATTATAAAGTTCTTGAACAATCCACGTCGCGTCAAGCCGAGTCTCTTATCCCTCCCACTCCATTCAAGGTCTCCGTCGAAGAAAATTCTACCCCTCCTGTAAATGGAGAGATTACTCTTAGAAAAGTCACTCGCGAAACTGCCTGATCTAATTGTGATTGAGAACAAAGCTCCTCGCTGTCAATACGATGCATCCTGTACAAATCCCCCTCTCGACAAAGAAGCCTTTTGCAACCAGCATTTCTCCTCTCCCTTAAAAGTCAAGCTAAGTGGGAGCGAGCCACCGTATGAACCAGATCGCTGGAATACGGAATTCGTCCAGCGCGTCCACAATTGTTTTGCCTATGCTTTAAATCTATTATCTGAGCCTCTCGTTGAAAAATGTAAAAAGGGTATCTGTGACACACATCAACCAGGGGCGAAATCAAAATGGCTTGATATGAACGAAAAAACGTGTCCAAATGTGATTGGCAGGATTCTCGGGGATGATATGTATATTTCTGCAGACTTCACTGATAGATGTAAACCTGGAACATCCATGATTGCATTTATTGTGGATAAGAAACGTGACTACCACGTGCTTCGTTTAGATGATACGGGATATTTTTCACACAAAGGAGGTCAGGGTCCCGCGACAAATCTGGATGCCAAAGGACATCGTATTGCTGATGTGAGGCTGGCAAATTTCGATTATAGTAATAAACCAGATAAATTATTCTATGATCAATTCTGCGGATATTTTTGTGTTTCGCGCTCAGGGGTTAAGGCTGCGGTTCCTGCGGGGGGGAGGAGGACGCGCCGGCAGCGCCGGCAGCAGCACCGGCGGAAAAGTAGGACAAGGCTTCTTCGGCGGAGAAGCGGCAAGTAGGATGCGGCTCAAGACATCCACGAAGAATCGTGGTAATAAGAGTCTGATGTGTTTTCCACACAGGTTGAAACGATGGTAAGAGAAGGCATTGTTTCAGCACGTCAAAGAAGACAACCCCCAGCGACCAGGTGTCGAACTTTTTCCAATGTTTAGTGTAAAAGCGAATCCATTCCTCCGTGGTTGTTCCAATATAATTCCCAATCAATTCCAATTTACTTTCGACGTAGAAGCTGGTGATTCCTGTATAAGGCAGCCCATTCCGAAACACCTCTCTACCCTTTAACAGCTGTTGAATACAATAGTCCACGGGAAGATTATGATAGATTCCATTCTGGATGGAGAGTTCAGGAGGTTGCGTAGGGAAATCCGAGGTAAACGTATAACTGTGTCGATCAATCACGGACTTATCAATTGAATCGCTCCGAAAGGAACTTCCGAAATCAATGAAGCGTAAATATCCATTCTCTTCCAAGATATTCCCAGCGTGGATATCGAAATGACAGAGTCCCTGTTTATGGAGTAAGGATAATCCGGTTAATAAATGTTTGAGGGAATCTAAGAATAAGAAGGACGATGTAATCTTGAGATTTCGTAAAGAGATTCCGCTATAAGGAGAGGAGAGTTCGGTAAGATTCTTATTTGTCGAGGAACGAAAGATCTTGCAGTAGCCCTCATACGCCGGCCTCGCCTTTTTGAAATTGCTCTCCTTACATCCAGTATCCTCTTGGACGACAAAGTAATATTGCCACAGGGGAATACTTTGGATCAGCTTGGACAGTTTCAATTCCACTTTTGCATCGCGCTTCGTTAGCAGTTTGCGTACCTTTCGCTTTCCGTCGGGTTCAGCATCTGATTCGCAAGGAGGGGCAGAGTCTTCAGGATATACACACCCATATGACCCCTCGGCCATCGGTTGCACGCGTCTTTCCTTTAACATATCTACTACTACAAACATTAGAAGCAGTCGAGAATGTACACAGATATATTTCGACTCTTGTTTTATGTGACGCTCTTCTTGCTCGCCATCTTCACGGTCTCAGAAGTCTTCTTTCCTCGATATGTGCAGGAAGGATTTACCATGCTTCCCTCTAGCACCTTCTGGAGTACGTTTGCCGCTCCTCGCGTCGACGTGGGACCGGCGAACGAAGACTCCGACTATGTTCGTGACCCCCGATACTTTAACGGATATGCCGACGTCAGTCGTCTTGGCGTTGCCTATGATTTCTGTCGTATGGTGGTGAAAAAGGGGACTGAGGATTTATTCTTTGCCTGTGCCCTGGCTGGTACGGAAAATCTAGATTCGGTCGCCTTTCGAACAGGACGAGTGAGTGAGGGATTCCGTGTGTCAAAGGATGATTATATGAGGGATATGAATAGCGACGGGCGAACAGATTACTGTCGTATTCTCTTTGCGAAGGATGGGACGTATCAGCCCCTGTGTGTGCGCGCAACGGATAGCGGATTTGATGCGCGCGATGTCGTCGACCCGAACCCTCCTGAAGATATTCTTCAGATGCTGAGTTTCTATGAAGGCTGTGAACTCTGGCTGCGCTTTGATCATTCACTGGATGATATCGTTCAATCGGTCAGTGTTCAGACGGCAGGAAAGGTGGCCGTCGATGAAATGCCATCACCGACGGCAGATGGCGTCTCCTTTAACGGGGTCAATCAATACTTGCGCATTTCCGATGAACCAGGATTAACTCTGGGGACGATCGTTCCACTGCGATCCATTCGTGCGTGGATGGTCTGGGTTTATTATGATGAATTTACCAATAATGCAAAGATCTTTGATTTTGGAAATGGTCCCAATGCAGATAATGTGTTTATGGGGATTCTGGGGAAGGGAGATTATGGGACACAGAGTGTGAATGACTCGACGGTACCCACGGAACCATCAGGACAGCAACAGGTCGAAGAAACCACTCCGAAACGAATGATGGAAACGAGCGAGGGGAATCTCGATTTCGAATGCAAGGGGATTGAGGTGTTCCCGAGGAAACTCCCTCATTCGACAGTAAGCTCTGGTCAGGTAGCCACGAATAATGCGACCTTACTCTATGAAGTGTGGGATAAGTCCTCGAGGAAGATGAGACTTACTGTAAACAATGTGATTCCATTGAAACAATGGACGCATATTGTTATCACGGCAGATTCGCAGGACGCGTTTCGTCCGGCATTGAATGTCTTTGTCAATGGAGTTTCCGTCTATAAAAAACTTGATGGCTGCCTTCCATCAACCGATATCATGACGAACTGTTTTATTGCCAAGAGCAATTGGCGAAGCACGACCTTGTATAGCAATCAGGATACTCTGTTAAAGGGGAAACTGTTTGACTTTCGCGCGTACAGTGTGCCTCTATCCGAGGATCTCATTCAGCAATCCTATTCCTGGGGGAAGGGGAAATTGGGCATTAGCACGGAGCTCCCATAATATCTCTGCACCAGTAGAAATGAACAAGAGAACCACCAAACGCAAGCTTTCCCCAGGACTCAAGGCATGGAATGAGAAGGTGATGAAGCACTTCAGGAATGGAAGGAAGACCAGGGGCAAGAGCTACACCCTGAAGATGGCCATGAGGGATGCCAAGAAGGAGAAGAAGTAAAAAACCGGAGAAGAAGTAAAAAACCCAAACCCTCAAGGAGCGGCTGCCTTCGCTCTAGGTTTCGGAGTGACTTTGTTAAAGGAACTCCAATGCCACGACCCGGTGATCTGCGGGACAGAACACTGCTTCATGCGACTAATATTCATCAAGGCATCATTCACATAGGTGCGCAGAGTCGTAAAGGATTCGACACAGATCGCCAGGCGCTCAGATAAAGGCGATTCAGTATCAACCAGAGCGTTCAATAAGATCGTACTTGTCGTCACAAACATCTCTAACACCGCCCGAATCGCATTCTGTTTCAGTCGCTTCGTCTCGCGCTTGACCAGTTCTGCTTTCATATCATCCTTGCTGATTTCTTTCATCAAATATTTCACACCTAAATCACCATTATCTTCGACGCGGAATCGTCCTTGATATTGAGCAATGCGCTGATCCTGGATTTCGGCCGTGATCCGATGAAAGGAGAGAATGGCTTTGCTGTGCTCAGAGTCCTTGATGAGACGGAAAATACGGTTATAGGGAGGAATTCCTCCGCAAGGAACATCGCCGATATTCCTGGGCGCCACTCCATTTCCTGCTTGACGTAAAAACTCGTAGTAATGAGGATTATGAACCACACCATTCACAATCTGTCCGGTTGACCAGGAGAAGGCTGTGTGACAGTCGGTGCACCACATTTGATCGCAATTTTTTACAATTGTTGTATCAGGTAATAAAAATTTATGGTTATTATCCAATGTCCATCCATAATACGTTCCTCTCCCCACCTCTGTTACGGTAATAGGGTATTGAGTTCCAGTCATTGTGTAGCCAAACAGATCTTGCTTTTCTTCCGATGAAAGCCGCATATACTCATCAACCAGTATATCAACATTCCCTTTAACAGATGTTAAACATAACGTATGTTTACTATTGACCGTATAGAGTCGTTTTGGTGAATCTCTCGAGATAACATCATACATAGTATCTTCACCAGAGCACACACTCTGGACTGTACGCTTTGTCCCATCGTCTCCAACAAGTTCATCACCTACCCGAATTGATTTTGCCTCTTGTATACTACCATCCCATAATAAAACAGGAGTCGTTCCAGAAAAGCACCCGTCGATCTTACTGATCCTCTGGCCGCACTTGGGGCAGCCCTTGGATTCCTTGATAATCAACGCCACACTCTCCTTTTGCCCAGGATCACAGGTGTGCTCGACATCCTTCTCGGGACCCTTGATGACAAGACAGTCAGGACACGCCCACATCTGGCACGTCCCGCATTTATACGCCGTGCTGAGAAAGCCACGGCACTCGGCAGCAGGACACTTCATGATAAATTTGGCTCGCTCCTGTTTCTCTCCCTGATTCACCGTCCACCCAGGAGGATCGCGCCCCTCAGCTTCCGCGGCATAGCGAATGACCTGTGACCGCTCATGCGTGTAGCGAATAAATATCTTTTTGCGAGCCACTTCCAGGGCACTCAGTTCATCACACATTTCCTTGAGCGCCGTCGAGTGTGCCCGCATCTGCAGGGTCGCTTCCACCCTGTGCTGACGAGTGGGGAGAATTGACAATTCCCGCTCGATCAAGATATCTTCACGATGCTTCTTGTAATTTCCCGTGCGAAAGGACTTGGTGAAATTGAGGTCGAGGAAATCATCATTCCACTCTTTACGACAGCTCATACAATGGGGATCTGAGACGGTCGATAGTAAATACCGCTTCACACAGTTCACACAGGACTTGTACTCACAATAAGGACAGTTCAGTTGTTTTCTCAATTGAACTGTATATTCTGTACAACACGTTTCGCAGACACTCATTCTATGGTAAACGTGGGTCGCGTCTAAGCCTGCCCCTGCCCCTGCTGCAAGCCCTTCACGGTGCTCTGCAAACTCTGCACTTCCTCACACAACCCTTTAACCGAATCAACCAGAACCGCCGTGACATTGGCGTAACAAATGCTCTTTTTCTTCTCCTCAGAGGAATCCGTATTCACAAGTTCAGGGTATATGCTTTCCATTTCTTGGGCGAGAAAGCCAATCTGTCGCTTCGTATCACCAATCAAGGTGTAATAGACAGGATTCATTTTCTTCACCGCACCTAAACTATTCGATAAGGGGACAATATCCATCTTGTAGCGAGAATCAGAACTCTGGGCAACTCCATTTACGGTCAAGGTTCCTCCTGAATAGGTGAGCCCCGCTGATGAGGTATAATACGTTCCTGAGGGATCGGCAAAAATAAGACCATTTTGCGCTGCTCTGGTAAAGATCGTTCCCACATTTATCTCATTCACATTCATTGCCTGAGATGTAAACGTAGTCTTGCTGATACTGCGAATGGTCTTGTGCCCCGAATCTGCCACGTACAGAGTGGAGGATCCGTCGATGGTCAGCCCGTTTGGCTGATAAAAGTTCGCCAGTGCAATATTTCCAGTCGTAATAATGGATTGATCGGCAATGGTCAGAGAGTTTGATCCAGAGATGGTGGAGACTTGGTACGACGACTGCAGAGGTGTTATTTTACGCAGAGACATGGTTCCTGAATCGACCACATAGACATACTGCGTGGAATCAACAACAATTCCAGCGGCGTTCGAAAATCTGGCCACATCTCCCGCTCCATTAATAATCGTAGATGATCCTGTGGCTGCTCCAGCAATCGTGGTAACATTACTCGTTAACAAGTTAATTTTACGTACTGCGGTTCCATCAGACACATAGAGATTACTTGCCGCTGGGTCGACGGTAAGAAAGGTTGGATTGAGGAACTGTGCAGAGGTTCCAATTCCATCGGCTAGTCCAGCCGTTCCAGAACCTGCAAAGGTTGATACGATCGTGGATGATACCACACGAATACACTTGTTCCCTGTATCGGCCACATACAGCAGACCATTTGCAAGGGCGATTCCTGATGGGGAATTGAATCTCGCAAAGGAATTTGCTGCATTAGAAAATCCTTGTATACTTCCCGCAAAGGTGGTAAAGGTACCTGTTATGGCAGTCGGGGTAAACGTGAGCGTAGCCGATAAGATTTGATTTGAGGATGTATTTGTCATATAGAGAACTGAATTGGAACCATCATAGGCGAGAGAGTGAGGGTTAGTAAAGCCTGAGGCTAAGAGTCCTGCTGGATCACCATTCATCGTATAGCGGATTGTATTTGTTAATTGATCCGTGAAGAAGACGGTATTATTTGTTTGTATCCATGTAAGACCGAAGGGTTTGATTTGATCCGATGTTAAATGGGTGCTAATGGTTCCTGGATTGATCTGTACATTGTCTTGTAAGCTAATCAGGTTTGCGGTCACCGTTGGATCGTCCAGAGCTGTGCCAGTACCTCCCGTATTACTATAAACAGTGGGAACAATGATGATGGTCGTCGCGCCTGTCTGACCACCAGAACCTTGAGGACCCTGTGCACCAGTGACACCTTGAGGTCCCACACTACCTGCAGGACCCGTGGGACCCGCAGCTCCTGTGGGACCCGTTGCCACTGAGGCTGGACCCGTTGGACCCGTTCGCCCTGTAAACCCCGTACTTCCTGTTGGACCTGTGACTGTTGAGGGTAACCCTGTTGGACCCACGGGTCCCGTTGGACCCGTCCTCCCCGTATATCCCGTCCCCCCTGTTGACCCTGTGGCTCCAGTATATCCTGTGACTCCCGTTGGACCCGTCATCCCGATAGAACCAATTGCCCCCGTTGGACCTGTCACTGTCGACGGTGGACCCGTCGCTCCCGTGGCTCCCGTCGCCCCAGTGGGTCCCGTCACCACTGAGGCTGGACCCGTGGGACCCGTCGCCCCCGTTGGACCCGTCCCCCCTGTCATCCCTGTAACCGTTGATGTTGGTCCCGTCACTCCCGTAGGACCTGTATTTCCCGTTGAACCTGTTAGTCCTCGTGGACCATTGTATCCTCGGATCCCAGTTGATCCCGTCTCACCCGTATATCCCGTGTATCCCGTGTAGCCCGTGGAACCAGTGTATCCTGTATACCCTGTCATTCCAGTGTCACCTGTCACACCCGTATAGCCAGTATATCCCGTGTAGCCCGTCCATCCTGTATATCCTGTCTCTCCCGTCCATCCTGTGACTGTCGAGGTAGGACCTGTGGGACCTCTCTCTCCAGTGGAACCCGTGCTTCCAGTGGGACCCGTCACCGTCGAGGTAGGACCCGTGGAACCCGTCGCTCCCGTATACCCCGTTGCTCCCGTAGGACCTGTCACCGTCGAGGTAGGACCCGTGGGACCCATGGCTCCCGTATATCCCGTGCTTCCTGTATATCCTGTCACCGTCGAAGTGGGACCCGTGGGACCCACAGGTCCCGTGGATCCCGTTGGTCCAGTCACGGAGGATGGATTTCCGATTGGACCATCACGTCCAATTGGACCCGTAGGTCCAATATATCCCGTGGGTCCAGTCCATCCGGTAAGTCCTAACCAAAAGGCTCCCCCCGTTCCATCGGTCGTCAAGAAGTGAAAGGGAGGATAGCGAGTGTTTGATGGACCTAGAGCGAAAATTTTTCGAAGTATAATAGCATCTGCATCAATAAACGGAATGTTTCTTGACATCTTCTATTGATACCCCTATTTTATACGTAAACTACACGTACTTCATGCGAAAGGAGAATCATTTAACACAACAGATGACTCAAGGGGGAGGACTTTTACAGTTAGTGGCAAACGGAAAACAGGATGTGTTTCTGACAGGAAATCCCCAAGTCACATGGTTCAAAATGGTGTATCGCCGTTATACAAACTTCTCCATTGAATCCTCCAGCATTCCCTTTGACACCCAACCGGATTTCGGTCGTCGCTTAACCTGCTTGATCCCGAAAAAAGGAGATTTACTGGGTCCCTTGTGGATAGAAGTGACTCTCCCGGCATTAAAGGACTCTGTTACAGGAGCGCCTCTTTCCTATACAAATGCTATTGCCCATGCCCTCATACAGGAAATGTCGTTCGAAATAGGGGAACAAGAGATCGATAAACAAACGGGAGAGTGGATGGAATTATGGTCAAATTATACCGTGACGGCGGATAAGCAAGATGCCTGGTTTCAAATGATTGGAAAGGTACCAGGAGCGAGTCAGGGCAATGACAGTTCCGAGATGGTCGGATTATATGGACCTGTGAATTTATACGTTCCTTTACGATTCTGGTTTTGCAAAAATCCTGGGCTGTATTTACCGTTACTTGCTCTTCAATATCATCCTGTACGATTAAATGTTACCCTTCGCCCATTAAATCGAATGTTTATTGTTGATAATCCTAATACTAAGCCTTGCGATGTGAGCGCTGCCTCAGTCAGCATTACGTCTATGCAATTGTATGGAGATTTTATTCATTTAGATATCGAGGAAAGACGGCGATTTGTGACAAATTCTCATGAATATTTAATTGAACAAGTTCAATATACATCGTCCTATCCGATAGAATCAAGTGCACAAACGGTGCAGATTCCCATGGAATTTAATAATCCTATTCGTGAATTATATTGGATAGTTCAACGCGATGTCGCAGTAAATGCAAATCAGTTCTTTAATTATACAAACTATAGCGTTGGAGAAACGGCACCTTCCTTTCAGAATTTAATTACTACTGCTCTCATACGAATTGAAGGGTATGATCGGTTTGACATTCGAAATGCTGATTATTTTCGTTTAGTGCAGCCATTTCAGTATCATACCGTGGTTCCGACGAATGATTATGTATATTCCTATTCTTTCTGTTTCCGACCAGAAGATATTCAACCAAGCGGATCCTTGAATGCGAGTCGCTTAAATACGATAACCTTGCAATTACAATTAAATACGACGGTAACTCCTCCTCGTGGGACGGCGAATGCGCGAATCTATGCATTAAATCATAATATTTTGCGCATTGTGGATGGATTTGGTGGCATTTTATTTCGTGTATAATATCAATGGTGTTGGAAACCCCTCAAATCATCAAAGAGGCAACGGCAGGATCACATCTTGCCGTGTGGGGAGAACCTCATTTTACACAGTCAGGGATGTTCTGGTTCACTCTCTTCTTTGGAACCATGGGATTACATCATGTGATGTTACGGGCGCCTTTGATTGGCTTACTCTTTTTTTTAGGGAATATATTGACCTCTGGATATTGGTTCTGGTTTGATCTTCTCCAGCTGTATCTCACGGACACGGAGGACTTAAATACATATGGGATGGGCTCTCCGTTCTTGTTCGAATATGGAGTTGCTGTGGGAATGTGGCAAGGGAAAGGGCTTCGAACGGTTGGATCAAATGCTTCTGGTAACGGAGGGGCACCTAACGCAGCAAAAGGGAATGCAACTGCACCAGCAAAAGGCAACTCAGGTGCAGAGGGTAATGTAGGGGCACCAGGTAACTCAACTGCACCAGCACAGGGTAATGTAGGGGCAGCGGCACAGAGTAACGCAGGTGTGCAATCTGCACCCCAAACGGGAGGATATCGTCAGTGGGGTGGTGCATCGAATGCTCCTACTGCAGCACCAAAGAATACTGATGCAGGGAGTTTGAAAGAATCCGCCGGCAAATATGCAGAAAGTTTGTTAAAGATCGTTCTTGATTGGGTCATGTCGAAACGGAAAGAACCAGAACCTAAGATTTATGATTGGGATAAGCGGGCTCAAAATTCATGGACATTTTCTTGGTGGATCTTTTTATTTATCTTATGTACCCCAATAGGTCCCGTTGCATCCATTATTGCTGGAGATATGTGGAGTGCCCTCTTCCACTGCACTCCCCTCTTTATGTTCTTTGCCGTTATTGAAAGTTTGTATATGTTATTATTTCCTATGCATGTGTTTATCAATGGTGTATCTCGCCCCTTCCCTTTTCCACAACTGTTTACCTCGATCGATGTCGATGGACAAAGTACATTTATTCAACGGACAAAGATCGCCCCTCCTGATCCCGAGGCTGCTTATAAATCCTTTGAACCATTTATTGACCTTGCCAAACAAGGGATTGGTATCATAGAGGGATTAGCTACCTACATCCCTGCCGCTGGCTTGGGCAAATTTACTGGAGTGGCAGGTAAATATGTCGATGTCCTTGCGAAAAAAGCGGGACAACCTGAAGCTCCCGCAGCTCCCGCAGCTCCTCTGCCCGTGCAAAAGGGTGGAGGTAGAGCTGAAACCCCCTCCCCAGACACGGTCTCCCTCGGCATTATTGGTGCGGTTATTGTCTCAGGATTGCTTCTCGGGTTCAGTAGATCCAATGTCTTTCAAGGAAACGATGACTCCCCTCCTCACCCAAGAGGAATTTGAAGCCATCCATAAGGGAAGCTTGACGAAGCCCGTCTTGATTTACTTTACCGCCAAGTGGTGCAGTCCATGCCGTGCCTTTGATTGGGACTCCATTAAGGATTCTCTCGGCGGCTACACTTTATATCTCTGCGACGTTGATGAGAACAATTATACACCAGGATATTGCGGCGTCCGTGGTATCCCCAACTTCATGGTAATTACCACAGAGAATACGATCAAGGGACCTTTTCAGACATCAGACTCTCCAAAACTCCTGGAATGGTTAAACGAAAAGGGGAAGAGTAGTTAGATGGACTTTATTATCGTAGGTACCGGTTTAGCAGGATTACATTGTGCTATGAAATTATCACAAAAATATCCCAAGAAGAAGATTCTCATGTTAGAATCCTATACTTCCCCTGGAGGGCGCGTGGC